TTAAACATTCAGTATTGACAATTACATACTGCGATGAAATAGATGCTTTCCAAAGTTTTTCTCTCGCTTTGGCAGGACCATCAATAACAGTTACTCTTGAATTTGTAAACCTTTGTATTTCACGTTTCCATTGGTATTTAAGCGAAGCTGGAACAACAACCAGGCATCGGTCAATGTCTCTGTTGGTTAAGAGTGTTTCTATACAAGAGATAGTTGTAACGGTTTTGCCTGCTCCCATGACAAGGCCAAGAAGTACCTGACCACGATCAAGCATCTTTTCAACTGATTCTTCTTGGTAGGGATAAAGGGAACCTGTAAACATCTAAGCAATCCATGGGGGCATAATCTTGGCTGTTTCTAAACCAACCTCAATTTCAACGTCCGTCATATCTCCTATATCTTTAGCATCAGTATTTTTGTAGTTCCACCAGTACAAACCTTTACGAGGTGTACCAAGTGCGTGGTAAAGCTTCTTACTAGATTCTACACCAGCTTTGTCGTTATCCATTGCTACTATAACTTTATCAGCTAAATGCAGTATAAGGTCTATTTGCTCTTGGGATACGTATGCTCCAAAAGTTCCAAGTGCTTGAGCCTTGTCTGTTACCTTGGCAAATCTAATAACATCTAATGGTGACTCCACAATAACTGCTGTTGAGCTGCGGAAACGTTCAACTCCAAAGAGTGTCTTAGATTTCTTTACCCCAGTTGGAAAGTTTAATACACTTCCTAATCTTTTTTCTTGCCAACCATCTAACCGTCCAGTAGCAGACATGATAGGTATGGCCCAAGCTTTGTTCTTTGGATTCCAACGTACACCATAGCGGTGGGTTATCTCAGGGTCTAGATTGCGAGAGTTGCATAACCGTTCTGGAACTCTGTCAAATCCAAAGAAGGCATCACGGTCTACAAATACATCTTCTTGTGGGGCTTTCCCCTCTATCAAAACCTTGTAGCTTGCGTCTACAAGCATTTTCTGTATTTCAACCCCAGAGTCACCACCTGAGAGCTCATACAGGAGGGATGAGAGTGACCCACGTGCTCCACATGAGAAACAAATCCATAACCCAGTTGTGGCGTTCATGCTCCAAGACGGAGAGTTGTCAGGTTTGCCAACCGTTCTTATGTGGACTGGGCACTTACCAGTTATTTCTTTGTCTCCAACTCTTTTAACCTCTACCCCTAGTGTTTCTAGGACTTGGGCCAAGTTAGTCGAATGAGGGGTTGATGTGGTCGTCATAATCTGATACCTCCTCAAATTCCATAGTAGTCCAGTCCCATTTAACGTGCACTTCTCCAGTAGGGGCTGTACGGGCTAATACAACTCTGATGATTGCTTGGTCTTCCATATCTGGGTTTCGCTCAACACCAAGAATCAAGTCTGCATCTTGTGCAAATGACGAGGTGTATCCAATTGCATCTGCCGTAACCGCACGAGTCTTTTTGTTGCCTAGCTTCCAAGAAAGAACCTGGGTAGTTGCAACCACAGGAATGTCAAAACGCTGTGCAAGTCTTTTCAAAGATCTTGTGATGTTGGTTAGGGCTTGGGGGCTTCCCTTTGCTTCACCCTCCTCATCATCCATCAAGTACACACCATCAACAAACAACACGTCAGGTTGGTACTCCTGGACTTTTCCAGCAAGAGCTGTAACTGTTGTAAGTGATGAGGTATCTTCACTAAAAACAAATGGATGCATGTTCTTACGAATGCTCAAGGCTTTGCGGATCTTTATCATGTCATCGTTGTTTAAGTCACCTGACAAGATGCGGGTATACGGTACTTTGGAAATCAATGAGTCATACCGTGCTTCTTGTTCTTCAATGCTCATTTCAAAAGAAACAAAGAGTGGGCGCTTGCCGTGGATGTGTGCAGAGTTGGCAAGGATCAAAGCAAACAAAGACTTACCACGCTTTGGTTCACCAGCAAACACAATGAATTGCTGTGGACGTAATCCGTGTGTGATTTTGTCAAGACCATGAAAGCCAGTTGGAATACCACGAAGAGCATTTGGGGTATTCCGCATTACTTCATAGCGGGCCATTCTGTTTTCCCAGTTTTGAATAATGTCAATATCTCTAAGGCGGGCAGCATCAACCGATGCTTTTTGTAAACCTACCGATAGAGCTGCCATTGCTTCTTCAAGGTTGTTTGCGTCAATAGCAGGGATGGCATGAGACAAAGAATCCATAATGGTTCTTCTTCTAAACCCTGCTACCACTTCTTCAATCAATCTAGAGAATGTTTCTCCAGATGCGTCCTCTAATGTGACATCTCCAAATTCTTGGTTGAACACACGTTCGGTAGGAACTGCACCATGGACACGGTTGAACTCCAATAACCATGACCATATCTCGGGCCATGAACCAGTGAAGTGCTCAACTTTCAAACCGGCTTTGATTGGGGTATTCAGGTCTTTTTCTTGAATGATTTTTGAAACTAGGTATAGCTCGCTGGAAGCCATCATATTCTCCATGCAGTGTTTGGTTTAACAACGTGGGCTCTAAACCCTATCGTAAACGCTTCTTCGTCAGTTGATACATACACTGTTCGTATGCCTCTGTTGTATCGCAAATCTATTTCGTAATCTTTGGGTGAGTCGTACCACAATACTGTAGTGCGGACTCCTTTACGTAGTAACCATTCGTAAATTGGATCTACTGCTTCAGGGTGCAGGAAAGTGATTACATCAGTACCAATTCCCAAACGATTAACGCAGTCAGCTAGGGAGCGTACAGCAAGATCATTTGGTTTCCACATTGGAATTGCAGTTTCCCAATTATTTGCTCGTTCATAAAACTTGTACTTGGCCTTGGCTGTAACACCTTCAGGGGGTGCCGCTAGGACACCCTCCCATATACAGGACTGCCCCAAGATGGAATACTCTGCTATGTCACCACGTTCCATTAGGAAACCCTTATTTCAGTCATCTCTGTTGTGGATACCTTTACCCGATCACCATACCGACGATTAAAGTCCATGGTTCCTAGGGTTGTAGTGATGATCATTGAGCGGGTGTCTTCGTAGCGTCTGCGTATAAGACTGCCTACTTCATGAGTTGAGAATTCTGTTTCACGCTCTTGTCCCACTCCATCAAGTAGCACAACATCAAAAACTCCTTGAATGTATTTAAGGAGGTAGGGCATTGAGTACATTTCTGGAAGAAGTCCACCGTCTTGTTCAAATGTATCTTTGAGCATATCTATGTAGCGATCACTGCTTACAAAACGGCCAGATGCACCGTTGCGCAAAACAAGTTCTTGGAGAACTGCTTGACCAACAATACTCTTTCCTGATCCAGTCTTGCCGTACAAAAACAAGCTGTCACCTTGCTGGTAATTGTTAACCCAGTTGGTAACTTCTTCAATACAGCGGTCACTTACTGTAAGTGACTCCAATGACCATTCTGCCCAGCGTGTGGGAATTCGTGTATGGAATAGGCGCTCTTCAACAGAGCGGTTTCTCCACCACTTCTCTGATTTCCAATCAGTCGGAACCTGGAATGTCTGTGTCATGATTCTCCGTGTAGTAGCCATTTTCAATTATGCTCCAAAAGTCTGAGTCAATAGTTGAAGCTTCTGAGGTGCGCAACTCTAGCCACTCTTCAAACTCTTCGTGTGTTTCAAACGATGTTGTGACCCAATTCACAAAACGTATTAGTTCTTCAAAATTCGTAAATGCAAATACTCCATCAATTTCCATGGGTCACTCTCCGATAGTTGTAAATCGCTGAAACAATCGTATCAGCGGCGGGTCGGAGGGTAGTACGAGTTTTTGCAAGCAGTTCTTTTGGAAGTGTGATACCAACAAGATCTTCCTGTAATTCTTTAAAATCTACCTCTTCTTCTCCAATATGCCACTTGACCAGGGAGTTTAAAGAACTAATTTGGTTTCTAAACAATGATGATGAGAAATCATCAGCTAGCTCGATAACTTGTGCTACTAGCTCTGGGTACCTATAGCACACGTCCATTCCTGAGATAATAATAACCTTACGTAAGGCTTCATCAGAAGATTTATCCCAAGGTAAATCCAGCCCCTCACGATTAAAGTCATTGAGCATCAAACTCAGAATTGGACTGGTGTTATCTAACACTGTGTCAAGTGTTTCCATTAGGGATGCTTGAACACCTTTGCTAGAAAACATAAGAACTGGGGATTCTGCTCCACGCATACGGTCGGTGCTAAAGAACTTGTCAATCATTTGACGAACGGTTGTTCGTGAAACACCAGCGTCTAGTAGAAGCTTGATTGTTCTGCGAAGAATGTTCATGTCCTGAAAGGAGTATGAACAAACCATTACTGATCGTGGATGGTACACAAAGTAACTAGCCAAGTCGTTTACCTCTGGTCGAGGTTTACGTTTTACTGGTTCTTCAACCTTTGCTTTTTCGTTTACGTCTGCGCCAAGAATCATATCCTCTACCTTATCACGAGGGCCATCGGCCTTCTTTAGGGTTTTATTACTATTACTCTCTATTATTACTATTTCTCTAGAGATCAGAGCTTTTGTTACCTGTGCTGGTGTTATGTTCATTTTGATAGGGTCATGGGTGACCCCATTAGGGGTAGTGGGTAGGGTCATGGGTGACCCTATTAAGGGTGTTTTGTTGGTGGTTGATAGGGTCATGGGTGACCCTATTGCTGGTTGTGTGTAGTTAATAATATAAGTGTTTGGCTTTGGTTTTTGTCGTAATTTTGTTGTGATTATTTTTTGCTCTGAGAGCCATTTGAGTGATCGTTTTACAGTTTCTTTTGAAGTGTACGACGCATCAGCAATCTCTTGAATAGACGCCGAAACAGATTTGTTATGGATGTGCATCATTGAAACAAGGCATGTTAAAACCTGCAGATCGCGTGGTTGACCATGCTTAAAAATGAGGGGCACTGCCCACTCAGGGACTGCTAAAAAGCGTCCACCAAAAACGTTACTGGTTCCCATTGGACTAGTGATCATAGCCCACTCCAGTCACCCCCACAACCCCTCTTCAAAAATGATACGATTTGTGGTGGCAAATAACAAGGAGTTTTTATGAAAGATTTAGCCAAGTCGCTCAAAGTGTTAGTGTCTGACGTAGTTACATTCTACTTTATGGCACATGGGTATCACTGGAATGTGGAGGGCCAAGACTTCAGACAGTATCACTCCTTGTTCTCTGATATCTACGAAGATGTATATGGGTCAATTGACCCGATTGCTGAGAACATTCGTAAGTTAGATGATTACGCCCCGTTTAGTCTTCAGAAATTTCTTGATCTAAGAACTATTGATTTTAAGGATGTTCAACCCAACCCTAAAGCAATGGCTAAGTCATTGCTAACAGCAAATGATTCTCTGCTTGTATCCCTTAAAGATACTTTTGAAGCAGCTATGAAAGCCGACGAACAAGGTATTGCCAATTTCCTGTCAGAGCGTATTGACATGCATCAAAAATGGGCTTGGCAACTCCGGGCCTCAACCAAATAAAGGAGCCAATATGGCAGCAAAAAAGAAAGCCCCAGCAAAAAAGACAGCCGCTTGGTCACGTGCTGAAGGCAAAGACCCCAAGGGTGGTCTTAATGAAAAAGGACGTAAGTCTTACGAACGTGAAAACCCCGGTAGTGACCTTAAGCCACCGGTAAAGAAAGAACAGGCCGCTAAGTCTGAGAAGTCAGCAGCGCGTCGTGATTCTTTTTGTGCTCGTATGGAAGGTATGAAGAAGAAAAACACTTCATCTAAAACAGCCAACGATCCTGACTCTCGTATTAATAAATCTCTTCGTGCTTGGGATTGCTGATATGGCTGAGAAGAAAAAAGTATGGGAAACTAAAGACCCTACTAAGTCAGACAAAAAACTTACCCCTGATCAAAAAGCTAAGGCAAAAGCTTCTGCGAAAGCGGCTGGTCGTCCTTACCCTAATCTTATTGATAATATGAAAGTATCTAAGAAGGGAGGTAAGTAGTATGTGTACAGCATGTGGATGTGGTCTTAAGGACAAGAAAGACCCTGGCTACGGTAAGGGTCCCGCAAAGAAGAAAGCAGCGCCAGCCAAGAAGGCGGCTCCTAAGAAGAAGTGAACTCACTAATTTGGTAGTAGTTACTACTGGATAACAAAAGGCCCCCTTGCGGGGGCCTTTTGCTTGGTTTGGGAACCGTATGTGAAGGACAATCTTACTCGTCCGATTGACTATCTACAACTAAATTCATAATCTTTTTCAAAAGATCTTTGTTTATTCCAAAGCCAATTTCAGTACCGTCATTAAACAACAACAGTATTGACCCAATTTCAACGTCTTCTTTAACTTTGGTTGAACCAGTCAAAGCATCAATTGCCTCTTCTTTGTTCTTTACAAGAAACCCAGCGTTAGCTGCCATTCTTTTTACTGATGCAGCTGGCATAATTTCAAGTGTTTCTCTATCAAAGCTAGTTACATCCAGGTCAAGAACCTTATCCAAATGGTCTTCCTCAGATAAAGTAGTTACAGAAAGCTCAATGGTTTCCGCTTTTTCTGGTGGGTCAACCACAATAGGGCATAACCCATTAGTAAGTTCTAATGATTCAAGACCACGGTTAATTGTGCTGCTAGCAAGATTAAGTGAACGCTCAGGATTGGTTTCATCCCACATGATGAGCGCAATACCAGGTTTACAGTCAACCAGTAGATCAATTACTGTGGAATCTACATCTTCTACCAAAGTTACATTTAAAGCATGGTTGCTTAATGACTTGGGGAGTGGACGACCTTCTGAGGAAGCAACTATTTCGTAGTCAATTTCGTTGTCTAGCATCCAGTCATAGACACATTCCATTGATGGGGAAATTGTCTTTGAGCCATACCAGGGAATTACAAAAGCGTGTTTTGCAATATCATTAAGCGAAGCGTTAATTACTTCTTTTGGAACACTGGCCCCGCCAAGAATTCCGTATGTATTTGTCTTTACCATAACACTCCTATCGAAGACTCTTGCGGTGTGCAGCATCCCCACTAAGAGTCAACAGGCGGAGTGCTGAATGCACTGTACCAGATAAAGCTGCTATTGCAGCACCGGCTACAAGAATATTATCGACGTCAATAACTAGGCAAACTAAATAAGATAGGGCTATTGAGGCCAGTATTTTTACCCATGGCATTGCCTCTTTTGGTAGCAATGAGTCAATAAGTTGTAGCACTTTATATACAGCTAATGAAGCTATTAATAAATTCATGTGTCTCCTGGTATCACGTCGTATGTAATACTATACTTGTAGGTTGGTGTTTTTGAAATTACATTACTAGTATCTTTATAATATCCATTACTATATAACGTTCCAGATGTTAAAAGTTCTGGCACTGGCAAAACACTTTGAAGAAATCTAGAAACTATTTGTTGTGTTTTTTTCCAGTTTGAGCTATACACAGAATAAGAGTTATTCTCTGCTCCAAGCCATCGATAATCTGAAATACTTCCAGTACTTAAACCACTTAACAACCAACCACCTTCAACAGTGTCTCCATCAAAGTAATTACCAATAAAGTCTCTTTCTAACAACGTGTAAGAAAAATCATTATAAGAAATACTCTGTTCTTGAAAACTGGTGTAGTGTTCAATAGAAAGTGTAGCTTTTGTGTAGGAAGTAACCGTGCTAGGTATTTCTAATCTCCAAAATTTTGTTGAACCAAACACCTGTGGAATACTGTCCGCTACAATAACCGAACCAGAACCCGCTCCACCCGCTGTGTAAAAAGAAACAGAGTTAATTGACCCTTGTACATCTTTTACTCCAGCTACAGAGCTTGGAACATTTATTGAAAAATAAAAAGTTTCTCCACCAATAACATTTACATAGCTGTATGATTTATAGGCTTCACCAGCTGTTGAAAAAGTTCCTGGTGTACTCCCTTGTGCAATTGTTTTAAAACTTGTAGTGCTTAATACAGTCACAGATTGTTTAGCTTTGTTGTAACCACTTGGAGTTATTCCAACAATATCAACTAAATCTCCACTAGTAAAATTATGAGGAGTACTAGTTGTATAAGTAAAAGTTCCAGCAGATGCAGAAGAGTACACAGCATTACTAACAGTATAGGTAATACCCCCTGTTTCTAATATTGTAGTACCTGTGTTTCCTGCGGGTGTAAAGTTAACCCAACTTTGAATTGTTGGTGTTGCAGAAGTTAAAACACTAGTGGGTGTTCCTCCATCAAGTATTGATGCAAACGCTGAGGTACTGGCATTACCATTATCATAAACTACACCACTAAAGCTACTAGAAGGGTAACCATTGTCAATACCCGCGGCAACCCCATTAACAAATTTAGGATCTTTAAGTAAGTTTACTCTTTGAGAATAAACTTTTATGGTTTTGTCATTAGAATTAATATCTATATTAGACCCACATATTGCTTCTAAATACTTTTCTATAGCATTTGGTGAACCGTTATTTCTTCTTGTAGTACTTACTACTTTTAGTAGGTCTCGTAATCTTTGTGATCCTAAATCATAAGTTGTTAATGGAACACCCATATCTTGAGCTAGATAATTAAGGGTTTCTTCGTTACCAACAAAAGGGTCTTTCATTGACATACTGAAATCTAAAGTTGTACGAATTTTGTCAAGTTCCCAACCAAATATTGATAAATATTTCTTTAGATCTCCATTATTAATCTCATCTTGATTTTGATAATACACAGGAATTTTTGAATATAGATCTTCCGTAGAACCATAGTCATTTGGTATAAGTACTTCTAACTTTGCAACCTGTTCATAGTAGTCATCCCCACTGTTTGACAAATACCTAATAAACATTGTGTAGTATGCCCAATCATCTGTAATACCCACATGTCTAAACTCTTCAACATTTCTTGTATCTACTATTCTTATACCCTCAGCTATAGTGTCTGGACAACCAGTTGATGAATACACAATATGCACAGAATAGGGTTTTGGCAAAGAAGTAGCATCATAAAGTGTAAGGCCCCAATTAAGCACTACTGACTGATAATCATACGCATATGCTTCAAAAAATGCAGCGTTAGAAAGTTTTCCACCTGCAGTTATTTGAGTATCAAGAAGTGGGGCTATTTGTACATCATTACCTTTAATATAAGTAGCAGAAGCTCCAAAAGTAGAAGCTCCAAAACCTGCTGAGTCATATTGAACATATGAACCACCAAATGACTCAGTGTTTCTTAAAGTAAAAGATTTACGTGCCATGTTTTTACTACACGCTCATTCCTGAAAGCATAGTTAACCCTACATTGCCTTTTCTTAATAGACTATCTGGGTCTAAAGTAGTTACTAGATTTCCAGAAGAACCTGCCGAACTTCGCATTTCAAATCCAGTAATATCTATGTAGTCAATACCTTCTAGTGCCATTATAGTTTTGTATACTTCTGACTTTCTAAGTTGTTTACCAAAATCAGTATTATCAAAATCTAGCAAACCATCAATTGCATTTCTTACATTTGTTTCAACCCAACTTCTTACAAAACCGTCAGATACGGTAACAGTCATTGTTATATCTAATCTAACTACGGGTATTGAAGATACTGCAACTGGGGTAACACCCAGCATAGATCTTGGAGTCACAAATGACAATATTGAAGTCCTTAAATCAGAGGGAACAGTTATTGAATACCCAGTCATTGTTAAAAAGTCACTACTATATGGAAGTGCATACAGGTTTACGGAAGCGTTTGCACCCGCTGTTGGGGTGTATGTTGCAACAGCTTTGTAAACGCCATTAACTGATTTAGTAATGTCAGCGTAATCAACAAGGGTTACAGCTCTGTCTTGTGTACGCATGTATGAAACAATATTGTTTTTAAGAGTTTCTGCTGTTTCTCCATTACTACCACCAGTGGCTGAAGTTGACCCAGTAATTGAAATATAAGAGGGTACGCTACTAACAAAACTACTTATTAAATTACTACCAATATTTCCATTTACCCCAGAACTTCTGCTGTAGTTAATAGTAATAGTGGACCCAGAAGGAGGTATAAAACCATTTGTACGATTACCAAAAGTAACCCGCACATCACCAGATGCAGCTAAAGAAATAACAAACCCTCTTGCATTTTTAGGAATTTCTTGTATAGATGGATATCTCAACCATAGGGTTTTAGAACCATCTTCAGTTACATACACCGATGTTGTTTTCATATCTGCATCCGAATAACCAAGAGTGTAAGTTTGACCTGGGGCGCCACTTGATGAAGTAGTTAACACTTCATCAATAATTTGTGTTCCCTCAAAAAGAGTAACCGTTGCACTTACTCCTGGATCAACTGTAGCACTATCCAAATTATAAAAATAATAAGTTTTATTATCTGATACCGCAGAAAACTTGGTTCCCGCGGCAATACTATATGAACTTGCAGAAGAACTGTTTGCTATATAAATAGTTGCAATGGAAGAAGCTCTACCGCTAGGAACATACCCAAACATGTTTGCGTATGCCACAAGGCTTTCTCTCTGTGTTGCGGTACTTATAAAAGACTCACGACCAGCTCTGTCTACGTAGTAATGTAAGATGTCTCCCATGTATGACCAGAGATCTACAAACAACATACCAAAATCAGAAGGGTCTCGGTCGGTCCATTCTGGGGCTACTTTGGCAGCTCTTAATAAGAGATCTTGACGTATAGTTGAATATGTTCTACTTGCGTAGTTAAATGTCTGTTCAGTTGCCATTTTTCACCTTACACAATTGTATCTTCAGTAATTAAACCAGGAATAGCTATTTTTATATTGCTTCTTTGAGTAACACCCAAAGGAAGACGGTATGTAATATACACATTAAGTGTAGGATCAATACTAGTTATTGACGAAGCATCAAACCACATGTCTAGTATAGTCGCATTTTTTATACCATCTTCAAGATCCATTAAAGCATCAATTTTAGCGTCAACTAACATAAGCTCATCAGGAATCTCATTAATTAATGCAGCAATGGTACTACCATAACCTGGGTTTAAAATTCTTTCTAGTTTTTGTGTATTTAATACATTCTCTATTTTTTGGTTTATAATATTAGCAACATCTTTAGTTGCTAACACTTTTCCACCAACAAAACTAAATGGTGTTTTAATTACTTTCATAAATCCTCCTCATTACGCGCTTCCACCATTAATATTACTTGAGCTATCAGTAATATTGCTTACTAAATAAACTTTATTAAAGTTTTCTCCCTCAATAGCCACTAGTACTTGGTCACCCTCAGATGGTGGCCAATCTGCACC